CCTCCATGAGATTTTGGAATGTTCAGAGATGCAGGTGTGTTTGATAATACATCTACATTATTACGGATGAAGCAATTTCTAAAAATGTCTTCAATTCCATAAAATTTCTGAAAATCCGAGTAGGTATCCCCAATACAAGAGCCATCCCTTTTCAAAAGTGAGACTTTGCCCGTATGTTTAATTTGCATAGATTCCCCCTGCTTTACAAAAAGCTGAGAGTTAACTGTACAAAAATCATCCGAGACAAAGTTCTTTCCTAGAGAAAGGGATAGACCAATTCTTGGAGCATTGATCTTCCAATTTGCAATTGCTGTTGAATTAGTGTGGGCGACTATATCGTCACCATTAACTAAGTATTCATTCGGTTTAATACCGGAATACTCAACAATAAAAGCGTTTGCCAAACATAAGAGTGGAAAAGATAGGAGTGAACCCATCAATTGACCTGAGTTCTGTGTTCCAGAAGGAACATTAGAACGAGGATATTCAATTTGATGTGGTCCAATCTCCCATCTCGCCCAATCTTTTGTTGGTTGATGATCAATGTGATCCAAAATTCCTTCCATGAGGGCTTCCGTAACCCACATGGGAAGGTTATCTGTTGCGGCTGTATAGTCGCCAGACAACCAAGTATTCTCAGATCCACTACTGAATATCCTATTGATCTCTGCCTCCATACGGTGGAAGATTTCAGGATCCTCTCTCTCTTCGATATCATCAAGTTCTAGGTCTTTCACACCATGTGTAAGACTGAACTGAGGAAATTGTCCGAGAGAGGCCCACATTACTTTTTGCAAGGGTTGCAACACTTTAGTGTTCGCTTCTCCTGCAGTAATAACACGGACCTTAAGAGGTTCAGCAAGTGGAACTGCTTTGACCAGAGGTAAATGATCAGGTGGAGCCAGTGGAAATTTAATATAACTTCCAATTCCTGGCTTCAACAAGGAACTACACTCATGTAGTTCAAAATCAACACTCTCTGACTTAGCATGAGAACGAAGACGAATCGATCCAATTTCTTGAACCCACTCTCCTGTAAGGGAGGTTCTGTGGAAATTCAAACGTTGGATTAAGGAAGTACAAATTTCAGAACACATTCGACTAATATCAAAATTGGTCGACTTATCCAAATGAGCCAGTGTTGACCCAGTTGAATTGAAACACTGTTGAGGGAAAAATTTACTCTCATAGTGTTGTGTTCTGTATGTTTTCAAGATTTGAGGAAGATTTTCTTGATCAGAACGAGTTGAAGGACTCGTCTGATCTAAGAAAACAGGGTCCATTTCATATTTGTGAATTGTGGTTTGACGATCTTTCGATCGTGCCACAAGGAAGGGAAGAGTAAATCTCCTCCAAATAGCATTAGGGTCAATGACGACCTTACTGCCACTTCCATCACGAAATGGGGATCCAAAAGGAATGTTTGAAGTCACTATAACAATTGGTGAACTAAAATACGTTCCCTTTTCCTCAAGACTTGCCATCGGAAGAATGTATGGATTTGTCGAGATCAATTGAACGAACTCTTGAATATCATGAGGATCGTTCAGATCTTGACCCCAGTCATCCAAAACAGCAATAGGTTGGTTATTATAACCATCCCAATGTTTAGTTGCGGGTGACCGGGAATAATACATTTCTTCTTCAGGTACTTCTGAAAATAGATTCGCACAAATCCTATGAACTAATTTTCGAAGGATTGTCGTTTTACCGGACCCTGGTGGGCCAAAAAGGCCAATAACCAATGGTTCGGGACGGTTCTTCCCATGGAACTCAACAGGGTTTTCACCCCTGATAAGAGCTCCACTTTCGGTGAGTTGTCCTAAAGCACCTCCTTTTGCTCGTGATTTTTCATAACACGACTTAAGGTTTGGAACTACGGACTCATAAGGCTTATAGTTAGCCTTAATGAATTCACCTACATGGGATGAACTGAACTCTTTTAATTTCTCATAGAGTTCAACATCTTTCTTAATTAGATCTGAATCTTCTTTGACGATTCCACTACGGTGTTTTTCTAATCCTGCTTCGAGAAAAGAATCTGGTACTTCTGTACACAGACCTTTTGCTTGTTGCAAAGAAAAGAATAACTGAGTGATCTCGTTTTGATTTTGACATTTTGACAAGCAATATCTTTCCATAAAAGAAGGCATGAGAGGGAAACCTTTTTCCTCAAAACCTTCAGGAAGTTCTTGATGTGTAAACTTAGAAAAGTTCCCACAAAAAGAAAGCTTAATCAATTTGACAATGACATTCTCCTCCAATCCCATTGGAATGGAACGAAGGAAATGTGTCATGAGATTCAGAATAGGATGGTGTCTTGTAGCGCATCTTGAAACAATGCGCCCATTACGGAAAGACACCGAGCTATGTAACGGGTCCTTTTTCAAAAAAGTTAAAAGACCGTGATACACAGCGATTGCACACCCGATCGAGTGCAAGAACCTAGGATGATCCCTAGTGGCAAAACCACTAAAAGATCCTCTGGGTTCAAGAACCAAATCAGCAAGACTTTGCTTGTTTCTAATTCTCTTTTGAATAATGGAAAACATCTTTGTCTGGAACTTCTTAGATCCAAACATAGGCACATTATTGTGCAAACGTTTCCTTTCTTCTTTAGAGAGAACATAGCTTCGTCTTACATAGAGTGTAATGGTAGAATTTAATCCTTCTACCTGGATATTAGGTATAGGTTGACATAATTTGGGATTCTGAATAGTTTCAATAACTTTCAAAAACCCTGTGTCGGGCCGCCAGATCTTATTTGAATTTGATGTAAAAACATCATCTTCTAAAAATCTGATACCTGAGACTTTACTGGTCTCTTTACGTATATTCGTATTAAGATTAGTCGCTCAAGGTTTACGATCAAATTGGCTTGCGATGCCAAATGAAAGTTGGGTATTCGCATAAAAAGATTAGAG